GTGGACAACATCCTGCAAATCATGGCCGAGTACATCGGTGAGAAAGAGGGCGGCAACGTTGATGTCCGTACTGAGCTGGATGTTGAGTCGAATGAGTTCAACCCTCCGGCAGCGCTGGCTATTCAGTCCCTGCGCCAGGGTGGTGACCTCCGTCGTATTGATGCCATTAAAGCCCTGCAGAAGCTCAACCTGATTGATGCTGATGCCGACCCTGAGAAAGTCCTTGATGAGTTGCTGGCTGAATCGGCCTCGCTGACCGGACCTCCATTAGAAGAGGTGTGACATGGCCCGTTCCGTCAACGACCGCCTGCAGGATGAGACGATAGCTCATGGCCTGTATGTGTCGCGCTACGGCACTGGCGTCGCCCGGCGCATGGTGGCGCTGCTGAATAAACTGGATGCCGAACTGGCCGCGAAACTGTTGGCGCTTCTGGACGGCAAACGGGCGGATACCTACAGCGCCCGTCGCCTGGCATCGCTGCTGGCTGGTGTGCGTGAACTCAATCAGCAGGCCTACGAACCGGTTAACGCGGCACTGGCACGCGAACTGACGCGCTACGTTGAATATGAGGCCGGGTATCAACTGGACCTGTTCAGCAGCATCATTCCGCAGCAGATCCTGAAACACGTTCCGCTGCAGAGCATTGCACCCGAGCAGGTCTACGCCGCAGCAGCAGCGCAGCCGTTCCAGGGGAGATTGCTGAAGGAGTGGGGCCAGAAGCTTGAAGCCGACCGGCTGGACAAAATCACCAATGCTGTGCGCTCCGGCTTCCTCCAGGGCGAAACGGTAGAGCAGATTGTCCGGCGCGTTGCCGGCACGCCTAAACTAAACCGTGAAGATGGGGTGATCAATGCATCCCGGCGTGACCTGGCGGTGGTGACCCGCACCGCAGTGAATCATATGGCCGCTACGGCGCGGCAGGATTTTGCCCAGGCCAACAGCGATATCGTCAAGGCCAAGCAGTGGTCATCCACGCTGGATACGCATACCAGTCAGTGGTGCATCATCCGCGACCGCAAGCTCTACACCCTCGACGGCAAGCCGCTGGGGCATGTGGTGCCGTATCTGCGCGGCCCCGGCAAAATTCACTTCTGCTGCCGCTCTGGGGAAACTCTTATCACGAAATCGTGGGAAGAGCTGAAAATACCCTCTGACGAGCTGAGCAGCGCCACACGCGCTTCAATGGACGGGCAGGTGCCAGCGCATACCAGCTATGCAGACTGGCTCGCCCGGCAGCCATACGCGCGACAGGAGCAGGTGCTGGGTGTTACCCGGGCGCAGATGCTGCGTGACGGCAAAATCACGGTACCCGAGATGTTCAACGATGCCGGGGAGTTCCTGACCCTGGACGAACTGCGCCGCGTGGATGCTTCGGCGTTTGAGGAATAGCAGATGCGTAACGACAATTTTCACTGCGTGGGCGATGGCCGCGGCAAGCGCCGAGTGTTCGTTAATGGCAACGAACTCAAGAGCTGCATATGGGCTGACGTTAAGCGAGGTATCGCCTGCATACATCCACACCCGCTGCGGATTCACAAGCGAAAGCGGGATGAGATCTATTCCCGCAAGCTATGCGGCGTAATAACCATTGAATTTATCTAACAGGCTGCCTACGGGCAGCTTTTTTTATGCCTGCCGCTGAGCGGATGCGACGCGGTGACCGGGTCGGATGACCCACTACCAATGGCCGGAAGGCTGGAGCAATACAATGAAACTCAAACTCGATGCTAACGGAAATGTGGTTGTTGAAAACGGTATGCCTGTGTACATCCATGATGATGGCAAAGAGATCCCGTTCGATGCAGCCGCAGCGATGACCAAAATCACCTCCCTGAACGGTGAGGCCAAAACCCACCGTGAGGCGAAGGAGGCGGCGGAAGCCAGTCTCGCGAAATTCGCTGGCATCTCCGACCCAACCAAGGCGCTTGAGGCCCTGGAAATGATGACCAAAATCGACCAGAAGAACCTGATCGACGCTGGCGCCGTTGACCAGGTGAAGTCCGAGATCACCAAGGTTTACCAGCAGCAGCTGGACGAAGCGAACGGCAAGACCAAACAGCTCGAAACCCAGCTCTACGACGAGATGATCGGCGGCCGCTTCGGTGGTTCGAAATTTATCTCCGAGAAGATGGCGATCCCGGCTGAGTTCGTGCGTTCCCACTTCGGCCAGAACTTCAAAATCGAAGATGGCAAGGTCGTGGCCTACGACGGGCAGGGCAACAAGGTGTTCTCCCGCACCAAGCCCGGCGAACTGGCTGGCTTCGATGAAGCGCTGGAATCCCTGGTCGAGTTGCATCCGCAGAAAGACTACATCCTCAAAGCGTCCGGCAACAGCGGCGGTGGCTCTCACCAGTCGCAGCATCAGGCCGGGCAAAAAACCATGAAACGCGCTGCTTTCGACGCCTTACCGCCAGTTGAACAACAAACGGTAATTGGCGGCGGCACGAGCATCGTTGATTAACCGAAAGGAAACCTGAATGTCCAACACCCTCACCGGTCTCATCCCAACCATTTACACCGCCCTGAATCGCGTATCCCGCGAGCAGGTGGGCTTTATCCCGGCGGTGGCCCGTAACGCCAAAGCCGATGCCGCGGCTAAAGACCAAACCGTGACCGCACCGGTCGCACCAAAAACCACCACCGTTGATATCACTCCGGCGGCAACCGCGCCAAACGATGGTGATCAGAACATTGGTACTGTGGACGTCAAAATCACCAAATCCAAAATGGCCCCGGTCAAATGGAATGGTGAAGAGCAGCTTGCCATCGGGCCGTCAGGCACCTATGACACTGTCCTGGCTGACCAGTTCTCTCAGGCGTTCCGCGCACTGAGCAATGAAATGGACGCTGACCTGGCAGCGCTGGCTTACAAGTCTTCCCGTGCAGTTGGCGCGCCGAAAGACACCCCGTTCAGCATCAAAGACGACCTGTCTGATGCGGCGAACGCTCGCCAGGTGCTGACTGATAACGGCGCACCAACCACTGACCTGCGCATGGTCCTGGGCGGCGAAGCGATGGCGTCCATCCGTGGTAAACAGTCCGTACTGTTCAAAGCGAACGAAGCTGGTACCGATCAACTGCTGCGTGAAGGCATTATTGGTCGTGTGATGGGCTTTAACCTGCACGAATCCGCCAACATCAAGCGCACCGCGAAAAGCACTGCTGCGGGCTATAAGGTCAACGGCGCGAAGAAAGAGGGCGACATCATTGTTTCTATCTCTGCTGGCACTGGCGGTATTGCTGCCGGAACCGCAGTGAAGTTCGATGGCGATGACAACCAGTACATGGTGGTCGCGGCAACCTCTTCCACTATCACTATCGGCGCGCCGGGCCTGCGTCAGGATCTTGCAGACCAGGCAACTGTCACTGTGCTGAGCGAGTTCGCGCCAAACGTTGCCTTTGACCGTAACGCATTCCTGCTGGCTTGCCGTACCCCGGCTATGCCTAAAGGCGGCGATACCGCTGACGACGTGATGAACGTAACCGATCCGGTCTCTGGTATCACCTTCCAGATCGCTCTGTATCGCCAGTACCGTCAGGTGCGTTACGAGGTTGGCGTGGCATGGGGTGTGGCATCTGTTCAGCCTGAACACTCCACCATCATCATGGGTTAACCCAGTGGGGCTTCGGCCCCTTTGTTATTCAGGAGGCCCAATGGCCGGATTGACCAAAGAGCAGCGCGCACAGCGTGAGGCTGAAAAGCTTGCCGAGCAGAATGGCGCTGAACAAACTCCTGCCCAGCAGGACCAGCAGGGTGTTGAGCTTGTGGTGATGGTGCGCGATGAGCCTGAATTCCTCGGCGGCCCGCTGAGCGCTGAGGTTCACCCTGACGAGGTGGATAACTGGCTGGCGCTGGACTGGCGTCTGGAGGACTAACCATGCTGGTTGCCGATCCCCATTCGCCTGACTTCAACAGCTACGCCAGCGTTATTGACCTGCGCACGTTCGCGGCGGGGCGCGGATATGCCGTTCCTTCGGATGATGGCGAATGTAGCCAGATGCTGATGCAGGCAATGGACTATCTGGAAGGCAAGACATGGCGCGGCGAGCGCTCCAGTGCATCACAGCCGCTGTCGTGGCCGCGTGCGGGCGTGCGCTTCGACGGCGTTGACCTGCGAGATGACACCATCCCACAGCGCCTGGTTGATGCGCAGTGCCGCCTGGCTCTCGAATCGCAGGAGATTGATCTCACGCCGTCGGTCGCTGGTGGTGGTGCGGTAACTATGGAGCGCGTAGAGGGCGCAGTCACGGTGCAGTACGAACCAGGTACGAATAAGGCGGCACCGTCATTCCCCTGGTTCTACTCCTCGTTGCGTGGGCTGGTGGTGGGCGGCAATCAGATCCGAATCGAAAGGGGGTGATATGCCAATCGACTACCGCCGCATGCGAAACACCGCAACGCGACTGCTGACCGAGAACGGGAAAGCTTATCCGCTTACCCGCGGTGGCGGCACTACCCGCGATCAGTTCGGCAAAGAGGTAACCACCCCGGCTATCACTGCGACCGTCACTGGCGTTGTCACTGAATACTCCTCTCGTGAAATAGATGGCTCTCTGATTACTACTGGCGATAAAAAGCTGGCGGCCACAGCCGAAACGGAAGTGCGTATTGACGACCGCATCGAGATCGACGGCAAAGCATGGCGGGTGGTGCAGCCTAATCCGGTTAAGCCTGCCGATGTACTCATCTCCTACAACATCCAGCTGAGGGCGTGACTATGGCCAGCGCTGTTAATCAGCCTTTCCTGGCTGCCATTCAGTTATTTGTGGATAGTTCGAAGCA